CCATCCGTTGGGGACTAACTGGCACCATACCTAAAGAAGAATATGCATATCAAGCCATCTACAGCAGCCTAGGCGATGTGGTTGGCAAGTTGGCAGCACGTGAACTGCAAGAAGCTGGCCACTTGGCCATGTGTCATGTCAATGTGGTGCAGATGATAGATCATGTTGAGTACAACAACTACCAAAGTGAATTAAAATATCTAGTTGAAACACAGGGCCGTCTGGAATATATCAGCCAGTTGGTCTTGCGTGTAAATGAAACTGGAAATACTCTAGTCTTGATAGATCGTATTGCCACTGGCAAAATACTAACGGAACTATTGGGTGATAGAGCTGTGTTTGTATCGGGTGGTACCAAAGGATCTAAAAGACAGGAGGAATATGATGAAGTGGCAATCAGTACTGGCAAGATTATTGTGGCGACTTACGGTGTGGCCGCTGTGGGTATTAATATCCCTAGGATTTTTAATCTGGTTCTTTTGGAACCCGGAAAGAGCTTTACAAGAGTTATACAATCGATTGGGCGAGGTATTAGAAAAGCCGATGACAAGGACTTCGTCCAGATCTGGGACATAACCAGCACATGTAAGTTTGTCAAGAGACATCTTACCAAGAGGAAGAGTTTCTATAAAGAGGCTGCATATCCTTTCACTATAGAAAAGGTTGAATGGCAATAAATGAGAATTTTAACATTAGATAACATGTCTTTTGACATGACGGAGATACCCGATGAAGTAGAGGACATGCGGTTTTGTGTATTAGACAACAGCGACCCCAAAGAACCTGACTATTTTTATATACCCTTAATATTTTTAGAGAGCTTTAACAGTCCTGCATTGGTATTGCGCATAGGCCCGCATACAATCAAGATGCCAGTGGATTGGCAGATCTTGATTGGCGAAAAGGACATGGGCGATTTGGAAGTGGTGCCGTTTACCAGCACAATGATAGAGGCTTCAGTGCATTCTGTTTCAATCCATTAACAAGTTTTAGACCTGAATTTTATCCAATTGAAATCATAGATATCTATCAAGATGTTAAATGGTATTTTCCCAAACTCAAACCTGGGCAGATGTTGGCTATACCACTAGAAGGCGGCGTTACCAAGAGCCTGTGTGTCTACTGCGTAAAAGAAATCAGCAGGACCAGTGAGGTCGTGGATTTCAGTAAGGCCTGGTGATGCCCATATTTGAAAGTCCAGACGGTGGTGAGACGGTATACACAAGAATAGAGGGGTCAACGGAACGTGTACTCTACGCAGAGAGTGAACTAAAACAGACCTTGCATGAGCAGATAAAAGAAGATCAACTTTGGGGCAACATACGCCGGCGTGCAAAAACCCACCCTGGCTTGCAGGACGAACTAAATCGTGTTATAATGTTTTATCAATTGATGAGTGAACACCATGGCAGATAAGCTAAACATACAAACTGAAATGCGAGCGTACGATCTCAAGGATCGTGACTTCTACGACAGCCTCACTGAGGACGAAGTCAAAAAGTTCAGTCCCTATCTCATGCTGCGCTATGGCGCCAGTGTGGAAGGCAGCGCGGAATTGCAGGCCTGGTACTTGATGGCCACAAACGAGCGTGTGAATATCAACTTCTTTGATGTCAACACCACCAAGCACAAGAAACTACAGTGGCTGATGTGTACCGCGGCCAGCCCGGGCATGGGAGTCAAGCGACACTACTGGCTGTCAACTAAAAAAGACAAATCTGTTAACAGCAAGACGGTCAAATTTCTAGCCGGCCTGTACCCTGAAATGAAAACTGATGAACTTGAACTCCTCGCTACCATTAACAGCGCAGCAGATATTAAAGATTTGGCAAGAGAACATGGATGGACTGACAAGCGAATCAAAGACGAGCTATAAATGCCGTTATTGTGATCGGGAATACAGCAAGGAAAGTACACTGGCTGCGCATCTCTGCGAGAGCAAGCGGCGCTGGCAGCAGGAACGAGAAGTAGGTGTGCAACTGGGCCTCATGAGTTACCTGCGTTTCTATGAAATCACACAGGGTTCGGCCAAACTAAAAAGTTACAGTGACTTTGCCACCAGTCCTTATTACTTGGCCTTTGTGAAATTTGGCAGGCACCTAGTCGGTATACGTGCAATCAATCCTGCTAACTTTACCGACTGGCTGTTAAAGAACAACAAGAAGCTGGACCACTGGTGCAAGGATAGTTTATACACCGAGTGGCTATTGGAATATATAAAAAGAGAGTCAGCGCAAGATGCGTTGGAGCGAGCTATCAAGGAGATGCAAGACTATGCAGATACTAATCCAGAACTTAAGAACGGTTTTAACGATTATTTCAGGTACGGCAATGTCAATCGCATTGTACACCATATATCAACAGGACGTATTAGCCCTTGGATTGTTTATGGTTGTGCTAGTGGAGTTGCGCTACTTGATAACCTGCGCGAGGATCAAGTCCAATTGATCATGCCTTGGATCAATCCTGAGGTGTGGCAGCAGCGATTACGAGACTACATGGCCGATGCTGAATGGGTTCAGCATATACTAGCAGAAGCTGGGTTGTGATTGCAGTCCGACTGAGGCCTCGTGGAGATATGAAAACTACATCTTCATTGGGCATTGATTTGAGCCTGTGGTGTAAAGAGCAGGGATTAATGCGTGATAGAGATTATGATTGGGCGTTTATGCAAGGTGAACTGCATTTTAGATTTTATGGTGACAGCGAATCTTACGCCACACTGTTTACCTTACGCTGGGCAGAACATTTATGAAATTTAATAGCGATATTGACATTGACTTTCCGGATCGCCAACGTGCATTAGATTTAATTCAGCATGTGCCTGCCAGCATACTGCGTGATGGTGAGTTGGTTCGTCACAATACTGGTGTGTACGTAACAGATGTACCTGTTGACCCCGATACTGGACAATGCGCATTGGATTATCAAATAGCAGAAGCTCGTGGGTATGTTAAACTGGATTTATTAAATGTATCTTTATACACACAGATAAAGAACGAAGAACATTTGACTCATATGATGCAAGAACCCTTGTGGGAGTTATTGCAAGAAGAACAATTTGTTGCTCAATTAATACACATTGGTAGTCACTACAGTACACTAACAAAGATGCCCGAGCCAGTAGATAGTATACCACGCCTAGCCATGTTCCTTGCAGTCATACGTCCTGCAAAGCGACATTTAATTGGCCGCCCATGGCAAGAAGTTGCCAAAACAATTTGGGCGCGCCCCACAGACAACAGCTACTATTTTAAGAAAAGTCATGCTGTGGCTTATGCACATCTGGTAGCAGTTAATATCAATCTAATTTGTGAACAAATTAGTTACGGTTACTCGTAACATAAATATTTTAATATTCGAGGAATTCTAATGATCAATACAAATTTTAACGATTTGACTACTAAAGGTTACGTAGTAATAAAGTCGTTCTTAGATGAAAATGAAGTAGACTTATTAACACAAGATTACGGAGCCGGCGGCAAGCCAACACTGGACAGGCATTATGCACCGTCAGCGAAGATATCTGTTAAATGCCAATTGGTGATTTATAAGAAAATTTTAAAAGCAATTGCGCAAATTAAAGAACAAAAAATACTTGACATAGATTTTATTATGCCCGGTGCCGAATACATTTCAACAAAAAATGTAGGTTATAAATGGCATCAAGACTATGAAACATATTATGTTCTGCAACAAAATTATAATAGTTTAAATTTCTACATACCTATAATAAAACCCAATCCTGCATTATCTGGATTGAGCATTATTCCTTTTGATGTACTGGAAAACTTAATGCCAGATCAAGTTGATCTAATTAGAAATCAAGGTGCTACTCGGTACATACCAGATGATCAACATCAGACTACAAAAGTAATCAACGAAGATGTCGGGATGGAACCACCATACTTAACATTATCACACAATATTGATTATTTTGCAACTAGTCCAATACTAAATCCCGGTGATCTTCTTTTGTTACGTGGTGACATAATACATCAAACACAGGACAATTTAACAAATAGAACGTCTGTGTCTTTCCGGGCGCACTGCGGTAGCTCAATAATAAATAAAGATAGATTATTTGCTGGTTGCAAACAAAAAAAATTAATAATAGAAAAAAATAAGTTTTACTACAATTGGATTAGATCTAGATTTGATCAAATTGGGCGTGATGAAATCACCGCAGCTGAATTATTTAAACCACTGATATTGCACTATGTATTTTAGTGATTTAGCAACCAAGGGATATGTGGTAGTAAGATCGTTTTTAAATGAAAACGACATACAAATGCTCATTGATGATTTTAATCGAGTAGGCCTACCAACCGATCTCACCCACGGTCAGCCGTATGGTAAAGTATCATATGCGTGTCAACTGGTTATGTATAAAACACTATTAAAGGCAATCAGTCAAATTAGAGAAGAAAAAATACTGGATATTGATTTTTTCATGCCCGGTGGTGGTTATATATCAACAAAAAATGTAAGTTACGAGTGGCATCAAGATCACGAAAGCTACTACATATTTCAGCAGACACTTAATCATTTAAACTTTTGGATTCCTATAATCAAGCCCGATCCCAAATTAACTGGGCTCAGGATCGTTCCATATGACATTTTAGAAAAAGTGGCACCCGACTATGTCAATGCGATCCGTGGCCGCGGCGCACTGATTTACAATCCGGATCCGGTGACAAATACCACACAGGTTATTGATCAAGAAGATGATTTGACCTGGGTATTGCCAATTGATATTGATAGTATTGCAATTGCACCAGAGTTAAATCCTGGAGATTTACTGCTACTACGTGGGGATATAATACATCGAACCCAAGATTCTTTAACTGACAGAACAGCAGTGTCATTTCGTGCAGTCAGTGGTAGTTTAGTGATCAGTAAAGATAAAATGTTTCATTCAGGTTGCTCACACAAGAAAAATTTAATGTTGAAAAATCGTGAATATTATGCTTGGATATTACAACAATTTAACTTACTGGGTAAAGATAAAATTACAGCACTAGACCTGTATGCTGATACGATAAATCACCCTGTGCTACCCAATCTTACGGATCAGGGTAATTGATCTGCGTTTGCTGCGTTTAGCAGCTATTTCTTTAAGGCTCACATATGGGCCACACTGAATTTTTACGTCTTTGCTGTTCATGGTTTTAAGACAGCTACGGAATTCAGTCCAGTCATTTTTTAAAAATACGTTAATTGGGATAAGTCTGTTGCTTTCCCACCACCATTGATCACCTAGATCAATGTAGCGTTTTTTCTGATCTTCAGTTTTAAGGCTTCCAAAATCATATATAGTTGTGATAAAATCATCCACATTTTGTACAATACCTATATAATCGCTGCCCCCGTATGTGAGATAGGTTATAAATGGGTATTGGTCTAGTAGGGTTTTAAGTTCGGCTTCTTGCACAATCAAATGGATAAATAGGTTATAATGATTTCAATCCAAACTTATTTATATAACCAAACGGTGGACGTTCAAATTTTGGAGTCTGATATCTTTACTGTGAGGAACAGAGCTGTGTATGTACGCCCCGTAAAATTATATCAAGGAATTGACAATCCTGTGGTAGTAAAAATTAAAAACCAAGATCAAAAAGCCATGGATTTAACCGGGTTCGCAGTAGAAGCAGCCATCCAAGATCCATTAACAGCAACTACAGTGGAAACCTATGCACTTGTCTGGCATGACATCACCACTGGTTACGGCAAGTTCACTGTGCCAAGAGCCGCAATGGACACATTAGATCAACGATTTTATAAAATCACTTTTAAGATAATCAATCTAGATGCTAATACCGAGCGTCCCATGTATACAGACGACAACTATGGAGTGCCACTTGATGTTGAAGTCTTACCAGCTTACTATTCAACCAGTGCCATGGTAAACAACAATTTGACCGAATACACAATCGACGCAGGAGCAATAGAATGACCGCACAAGTACTGATACAACAAGTCCTGCTCAAGCGCGGCAATACCGCAGTAGCATCTGCCTACACTGGCCCTGTGGGCGAAGTGGTCATTGACACTGACCTACATACCTTGCGTGTGCAGGATGCCACTGAGCCCGGTGGATACCTAGTGGCCAGTGAGGCTTTTGTTGCAGCACAGGTTGGCGTCATCACAGCAGGAATCCCCGACCTGGTGGGCA